GCTGCCGTTAATTTTGGCGGTGAGTTTTTGCCAAGCGTCACAAAGATTGTGGAACGTGCCATGGTGGCGGCCGAACGGCAGCATATCGTCTCAGACAGTCACGTCGGGGCTGGAACTGTGGCAGGTGCTGCCCATGAAGCCCTAAGCCAGGTTATTGCCAAAGCCTCGGGCTTTAATGTCGGCGGCAAGGTGGGCATTGCTCGTTATGGGGAACACGTCTGCGTCGCCATCTTCATGAGTGTTGGCGTTCTGAACCTCAATGAAATGGCTGTTGGCCTTGCTCATCGGACCCTTGCCGGTGTGGACTGAACCGCAGTCTAAAAGATGGGCTGTTGCCGGAAGGCTCCCTTTGCCGCCCTGTTTTTCCTTTTACAATTTTGTTGACACACCCTATAAGATGTGGTAAAATGACAAAGTCGCTGATAAGTACGACATGGTGGCTATGGTGAAGCGGTTAACACACCGGATTGTGGCTCCGGCACGCGTGAGTTCGATCCTCACTAGCCACCCCACTTTTTTTGGGCTTATTGGGGCATAGCCAAGTCGGTAAGGCACGGGACTTTGACTCCCGCATGCGTTGGTTCGAGTCCAGCTGCCCCAGCCATTTGATTCACTAGCTCAGTTGGTAGAG